TTTTCTATACTTTATAAAATAGAAAAGTACAAAAAATCATATAAATAATTTATTTAAATTAATGTAAATTAATGTAAATTAATGTAAAATTCATTTACTTTTTTATTAATTCTTATCCTTTTATAATCAAACCCTTTTAAATATAATCCTTCCAATGATTTTACTCTTGAAAGTGCCACATATGTTTGTCCACATTCAAATATTTGATTTCCTATATCTATTAATGCTGTATCCAACGATAATCCTTGTGCTTTATGAATTGTTATAGCCCAGGCATATATTAATGGTAATTGTTTAATTGCAATACCAGCTACTTTTTCACTTGACCATACATGTGGTTCAATTACTTTAATTATACCATTATTGAATTTGACCTTTGGATAATTGTCTACATATTCAATAATTATTCCTTGACTACCATTTACAATTGGTCTTGGACCTTCTAGATTTAGATTTGCTATGCACATTACTACAGTTCCTATACGAAGCTTTATTTGTTTTTCTGCCATAATATTTTCTCTTAAATAATTAATTTCGTGTTCCTTTTCTTGATGTGTAAACAGTGCTAAATTCTGATTTTCTTTTGCAGTTAATGATATGTCTACTTCCAAAACCTGTGTTGTATTATATGTTTTTTCTGTTCTTTCATCCAGCTTATTTAATTCATTATAATTTATTTTATCAGCATCACGTCTTCTTGGTAATAGAATTGTTGGACGAGTCTCATCGTTCAAATATGTTTTTTTTGTGCATTCTGTTAATGTTGTAATTGTAGAAGTTGTTATTTTACCAACTCTAATATTATTCAAAATTTTGATATATTTTGGTTCTGTTTGTCTATGAATTTTTGTTAGGACTAGTTGGTTTGTTTCAGGAGCGAATGTTTCATCCCATAATGATGTTTCAAAACAAAATTGTACAGATTGAGGGTCGTCTTCATCTCCCACCGGCGGTAATTGATAGAAATCTCCTGAAAATATAAGTTGTATTCCACCAAATGGAATATTTAGTTTTTTTTTTATTTTTCGTCCTATCATATCCAATATTTTAAAGATTTTTAGAGAGAGCATACTTACCTCATCAACAATTAATAAATCTATCTTCTTCCAATTTTGTCGTTTATAACGATTTTTTAAAACTTTATCTACTACTTGTTCAATTGATCCCGTTGCCAATCCTATACCTGCAAACGCATGTAGTGTTGACGCACTACACATTAATAAAATTGCTGCACAACCTGTTAATGCACAAACCTGTAATTTCCTATCTGTTTTTGTCGCATGATTTACTATTTCTTTTATTAAATGAGTTTTTCCAGTTCCACCTGGTCCTGTAATAAATATATTTTCTTTATTAATATATTTATTGAATACTTGTTGTTGTTCTGATGAAAGGGTTGGAATATATTCTGTTTCTGGATTTTTTGTTTCTGAATTTGATATATCCATTATTTATTTATTTATTTATTTATTTACTATTTTATATCAATTTTAAAATTAAATGTATTGTATATCTATACTAGTTCAAAATAAAATCTATTTGTGGTAATGGTGGTTGGCATGTTAAAGGTAGTTTTGAATTTAAATTCAAATTTTGTAATTTATCATCATTTGCTAATTTACTAAACGACAGTGTTTGAATATTTGATGGATCAAATGTTGTATATTGTAATTGTGATTTTAATCCACATTGTTCGGATGAATATGTGTTTGTTGCCGTTTTAATCAAATATGGTCCTTCAAATAATTCATATGTTGAATTTGGTATTTGACATTTTGAAACTGGATTAACACATAAATCATTTGGATTATTTAATACTACATTTGTTGTTGCGCTCGTAGATAGATCAGTGCTTGTAACACATGGCACTTCCGAATATGCTCTTCCTTTTGCCACATTTAACTTTAAATCATAATTGTATGTATTATATCCACCTATAGCTCCTAAAAATCCACCTCTATTTATAAATACTCCACTATTATAAGTTGCTAAAGCTTTTTTTTTATTTATATAATCATTGCTTGCTTTAAATTCATTTGAATCTGTTTTAAAACATTTAATTGCTGACCCTGGCATCTTATATTATATTATATATCTAATAAAAAATAAGATTAAAGTTTTTGATGAAACTTTTTTAAAGTTTTTTTGCATAAGATAATAATCCCGAAGAGGTTCTCTCGCCATTATATGTATCTAATTTATCACCATTCGGTCCAATTAATAAAATTGTTGGAAATCCATCTACCTTATATTTTTTTGCAACAGAAGGGTCTTCATTTACTTCTATTTTTCTGGTTTTAATATCTGTATCATTTTGATCTTCAAATTTATCCCATTCTGGCATTAATGTTTCACAATGTCCACATCCATTCATATGATTTAATAATAATGTTTTATGGCCATTATCACTAAATCCTTCCGGTTTATTCATAAAAAAATTTATTAATAATCCTAATGCTACTACAACTACTACTAATAGTAATAATTTTGTTAGATTTATTGGTTTTAAACATTTCTTTGCCATTCTTGAAAACTTCATTATATATAGAAACTTTATAAAAGTTTCATCAAAGAAAATTAAAATAAAAAATTTATTTTGAATGTCTAAGTCTTTCTGTTATTTATTCTAATATTAAATATAATGGACAATGGTCTGAACCATATATTTCTGGTAGCATATTACAGTTATTTAGTTTAATTTTGGAGTGTACGGGATCTTCTTTTACAAGGAAATAATCTATTCTCCATCCTTTATTATTTTGTCGAGTTTTTGGATTTAATTGATTCCAATATGTATATGCTCCAGTTTTATCCGGATAAAAATGTCTAAATACATCAATAAATCCAGAATTTATATGTTCTTGAAATTGTTCACGTTCATCATCGAAAAATCCAGCCGCTTTATTCTTATTTGATTTTGGATTATGTATGTCTATATCTAAATGTGCTACATTTAAATCTCCTGCAATAATTACCGTTTTATTAAATTTTTTTTCTATCGAATTTACATAATTTCTAAATTCTGGATCCCATTGCTCTATTCTAAATTTAAATCTTGGTGATTCTAAGTTTTGTGAATTTGGTGTATATACACAAACTAATATAAATTTTTCAAATTCTAATGATACTATCCGTCCTTCTTCATCTATTTTCGGACCTGGAATGCGTTTTAAAGGTTTGAATTTACACCAAATGGCGGTTCCACTTAATCCTTTGCGTTGAGTTGTTCCTTTTGTACTATTCCAATATTGATATGGATATTTTTCTCTTATTTCTAATGGCAAGTTTACTTGGCATTCTTCGGCTTTAGTTTCTTGCAAACACACAATATCAAAATTCTCTGTTTTTAAAAGTTCTTGCAAGTTCTCTTTTTTAAGCATTGCTCTTAAACCAGCCACATTCCATGATAAGATTTTCATATTTTATTAATAAAATTAATATTATATGTATTTTATTTTCAATTTTATTTATTTTGTAATTTGTAATTTGTAATTTGTAATTTGTAATTTGTAATTTGTAATTTGTATTTATATTTGCGATAATAAATATAATAAATATAATAAATATAATAAATTATATTTATTATATAAAGATATATATAATAGATATGAGCGAGACATATTTCGAAAGTCAATCACACAACTTTAAATCTCTTAATGGAAAAGTCATTGAAAATGATACTAAAACTAAAAAATGCTATAAAGGATTTGATGGTAAAGCATTATGTATTCTTAATGCTCCTACACTTAAAAAATCTTTAATGGAAACTTTAGAAGATGATTATCCAGTTGATAATATGCAAAAAAAACTATCAAAAAAGAAATCTAAAGCAAAATCTAAAGTCAACTCAAAATCAAAAAAAAGATCAAAATCAAAAAAAAGATCGAAATCTAGATATTAAAATCTATATTTAATTATTTTATCTTATTTTATTTATTTAATATTAAATAGCTGATTCTGACGGTATTAATTTAGGTGGCACAATTGTAGTTGTTCTTATTAGTTTATTAGTTGTTCCTATCATTATTATGCTCGCAATGATAACCTGTCGTCATGTGTATAATAGGATTTCTGGAAATCCATATGGTGGTGCAAAAAGAAAAAGAGGTCTTAAATTAAAAACGAACACTTTATGTTGTTTACTGGCATTAGTTGCTGGTTCGCTTGTCGTACTACGTCTTGTTAGAGGCGAAGGTCTATTATAAATCATATAATATCTCTTCTTTAAAATTGATGTAATATAATATTAATTAAATATTATATTATAAATTATGAGTATTCATTATCTTGCTACTATTAATCGAGATCTACGAGATAATAATATATCTTTTCAAGATGAAGGACATATTTATACTATAAAACATCCCGGATGCTTGGAAGGTGATAAATGTTTCACATCAGTTACCACATTTATTCATACTTTTATAGAAAAATTTAATGCTGATAAAGTTATTGATAATATGATGCGTTCGTCAAATTGGTCAAAAAATAAATATTATGGTATGACTAAATCTGAAATTAAACTTCTATGGAATAGTAATGGAAAAGAAGCTTCTAGCGCTGGTACTAAGATGCACTATGATATCGAATGTACATATAATAATATGACTGTGGAAAATGATTCTATTGAATATTTATACTTTTTAAATTTCTACAAAGATTTTAATCATTTAAAACCATACAGAACTGAATGGTTGATATATGATGAAGATTTACGTTTGTCTGGTTCAATTGATATGACATTTATAAATTCAGATGGAAATATAGAAATATATGATTGGAAACGTGCAAAAGAAATTTCTAAAAATAGTAAATGGAATAAATGGATGAAAAATCCGATTATTTCACATTTACCTGATACTAATTATTGGCACTATTCTTTACAACTAAATATTTATAAAGCAATTCTTATTAGAAAATATGGAATTAATGTTTCAAATTTATATTTAGTATGTTTGCATCCAAATCATGATAATTATTTACGAATACCTGCTGCTGATTTACAATATGAAGTGAGTTTGCTTTTTGAAGAAAGAGTGAAATCTTTATAATTATTGATATTGATTGTTAAATCATATTGATATTGATTGTTAAATCATATTGATATTAATTTAAATATAATAATATTATACTTATTATTAATAAATGGAGCATAATTATCATACGTTATATAGTAGAGATTATCTGAATCATCATAATAATTATTTAGATGAAAATATTTTAGATGAAAGTGGTCTATCTATTTTTTTTTATAATGGTATTTATTATTTATTTACATGCATAATGATTGGTGCCAGTGGAATAACAATTGCAGTAGTATATGTATCAATGTTTTTGTATTCTGATTATTTATCTTATAAAAATACTATCGCTGAATTTTCAAATTCCGATTCCGATTCTGATTCTGATTCTGATTCTGATTATGACTCAGATTTGGATTCAGAATTATATGATAAAAAATATATTGAGCAATATGAAGAACTAGAATCTCGAAAATTAGAAAATGATGATATTAATAATCTTAAAGATTTATTTATCTCAAAAAAATCTCCTATTGGAGTTATTAAAATGTGTTATGATAGAGAGACGAATGCTTTTTTATATTATGCTAACTCAAAAGACATTTTATATAAATATTTAGAAACAGTTGGAAGATTTTATGTTATAGAAAATAATTGTAAAAATTTATTTATTAATTCAAAAGATGAATATGAAAAAGCGGTTAAAGTAAAAGAAGCTAAAATATTAGAAAGAAAACGAGAAGAAGATAAAAAATTAGAAGAGGAAGAAGCAAGAAAAAATAGTATATTTGCTAGATTTAAAACATATAATACTGATAATAATAATAAATCAAAAATAGAAGATATGCCTATTATACCTGAAAAAACTAATAAATATATTTATAAAGGAAAACTTTGTGATTATGATGAATATATTAAATCCATTTCTTGTAATAATTCTACAGATAATGAAAATGATGACTTTGAAAATTTGGATTATGCAACATTTAAGAAATTAGAAGAAAAAAAAAACTTATAATAATATAGTTATTAATGAATCAACCTAAATGCAGATATAATTTATTAAAAGTTCAAGATGATAAAAATAAAAAAATTCAAGATAAATATAGTGAGGATTCATTGTGTTATGTTGTTATTAAAAATCCACAGAAAGATGCATGGTTTGATATATTTTCACATATATCAATGCCGGATTTTTCCGAAGGCGATCCATTATATCAATTTGAACATAAAATTATTGCTGAAGCAGTAAAAACTGTTTTTCCTCAATTATCACCGGAAGAACTTGATGGTTTAACAAACTATATATTAAGTATTCCAATAATTCAAGTAAGATTAGAGAATATAAATGAGAGATTAAAAACTCAAGCCGAAACTGTTGGATTAATGACATTGCAAGATATTATTGGAATAATTCCTGAATTAGGTGATGCTATTGGTGCTGTAATGGATATTATATATTCTGGACGTAAATATAAAGCTATATATGATGATGTCCATAGAGTGAAAACTGAAATTATAGATAAAATACCCAACAATATGGATGGTTTAAAAAAAATATTAAAAGAACAAGCAATGAATACTGTGCATGGTTCCGTACAAAATTCTATGAATCAATTTGGTGATAGTTTAGATATAAGTAAACATTTAAATGAACATATAGGTGCTGCCGCCAATGCTGCTGCGAATATTCATAATTTACATGAACAAGTAAGTGATATTCATAAGGGAATTACTGATAATAGTAATAAACTTAATCCAGATAATTTAAAACAATTAACTTCTCAACATCTTGCCAACCATGCAAATGATGTTGCCCAGAATTTACATAATTATGCCGCTGCATCTGCTACTTCTAGTATTAATAACGCTATACAAGATCATACAAATAAATATTCCCAAAAAATAGAAGAAGGATTACAGAAAAATGGTAAAAAAATTGGTAGACCACATAAAGGTGGTAATAATTTAACACGAAAAACACGACGTCTTCCTAAAAAAACTAAACAACAAAATCATAGAAAAACTAACAAAAATTAATTTATTTAAAATAGAAATAAATTAATTTATTGATTATTCATATTTATACCGCAATCTCGGATTCAAGCCACATTTGTCCTCTTTGTGGAAGAGGCAAACTATTTCCAGCATAATTAAACATTCCAACATTAATTTGACCTTCGCATGCAGCCAAAATACTTAATCTATTTTGTGTTGATACTTCTAAAAATTTGCGAGATATAAAAAAAGATCGTAATTTCGCAACTACTTCGTTAAATTCCTGAGTATCTAAATTTAATGAACTTAAATATGGTCTATTTAATTTATTGGTTTTACAATATTCATTACACATGCTCATTTTAAATAAGTACATGGACGAATTCTCACATTATCTACTGATTGTTCTAGATTTGTTTCATTGTTTGTTTCTAATTTTTTTGAGATGATTCATCATTTATTTATACATTTTTTCCAATCTATAAAACCTAGACTGCGATTTATATTAAATGAACTACCTAGTATAGTTTTTGCAACATCTATTGTTTTTTTTTCTATTTCAGATAATTGTTCTAAATATTTGATCAAATATGTTTCTTCTATTTCTTCTATTTTTTCTGTTTCTTCTTTTTCTTCTGTATTATTTTGCATTAATTATATAATAATAAAAACTATTAATATAATTTTCAATTTTATCATAGAAAATTGATAAAATTGAAAACTTTTAAAATAATAATACAATATTTAATTTACTATGAACGAGATCGATAATAAAAAAAAAATCTTTCGTTTTAAGTTTTCTAAAGATATAATGGATTTACTTACTTATTTTGGCAATTTACATCAATATGATAATAGATCTGATTATAAAGAAGCCTGGAAAAAATGGTATAATTTGAATATTGAGGTTTTATTAAATGAAGAACGACGTATTATTAATTTAGGTTATAATGGAAATGTTGAAGATAAAATGTATAAAGCTGCTAGATATTATTTCAGAAAATTAAATAATCAAGATAATCAAGATAATCAAGATAATCAAGATAATCAAGATAATCAAGATAATCAAGATAATCAAGATTATCTAGATCAAGATAAAGAAGATAAAGAAGATACTGTTATTATCAAAAAGCATCGTACGTATATAATGCTTTCATCAGAATTATTAAATGCTATGGATAAATATATTAAAACTAATAATCAAAAACCATCAGTTGGATATCACGATTTTTGCACACTAAATAATACTATTTTAGATAATGAAAAACTTATTTTAAAAAATAATAATTTAGATAATAATTTAATCAATTATAAAATTAAAAAAACATATAAAAATCGATATTATCTTATTAATAAAAGAGATAATTAGAGATAATTACATTTAATTCTAATATTTTAATATATATTATATGAGTAAATTACTTAGTCAAGGAGGATTTGGGTGTATTTTTTATCCTGCTTTTAATTGTAACGGTCAAGTAAAAAAAAATTCTAAAATGGTTTCTAAATTACAAATTAATAATTTTAATGGAAGAAATGAAATACTTATTGGAAAAATTATTAAAACTTTTTCAAAATATAATCTATATTTTTTACCGACTGTTAATAATTGTTCAATTCAAATGGCTTCTTTAGATAAAAATTTAACTAAAAAATGTAATATTATATCTAAAAATGACCCTAACTATCTTTTGCTTGAAATTCCATATTTAAAAAATATTTCATTTCAAAAATTATTTACTAATTATTTGAAAAGTAAAAAACATATATTATTAATTTTTTTTGATACATTTCAATATATTGTGAATACTATAAAACATTTAATTGAATTAAATATTGTTCATTTTGATTTAAAAGAACAAAATATATTATATAGTATTAAATATGAAAATCCTATATTAATTGATTTCGGTATTTCCATCCCAATTAATTATCTAAAGAAAGATAATTTAAAAGACTATTTTTATATTTATGCCCCTGATTATTATATATGGCCATTAGAAGTGCACGTTATTAATTATCTTTTACATGTTAAAAATAATTTACAATTAACTGATATTGAAAAAATAGCGAATGATTATGTTGATAATAATATTGCACTTCATATTTATAGCAATAATTTTAAAAAAAAATATACTAAATCATGTATTGATTATCTTAAACAGTTTGTGTCTAAAAATGATAAAAATATAATTACTAATTTATTAGGATTTTATAAATCATGGGATTTATATGCATTAAGTGTTTTATATTTAAAATTTATTGGTTATATATTTAATACTGGTTTTTTTGATAGTAAAATTATTATTAAATTTTCACAGTTGCTACTTACTAATATATCTCCTAATCCAAATAATAGAATTCCTATAGAAAGAGTTAATCTTTTATATAAAGAAATTTTCTATATGCATGAATCTACTAAAAATTATTTAGAACTAATTAATAATTTTAAATATAGTTCTTTACCTGTAAAAATAATGCTTAAGAATTTATCTGCTTTACCAACTAAAAATTAATAAAATATAAAAAATTATACCATTTATTATATTTTATGTACTTTATTTACTTTCTCGATTTTCTCGATTTTCTCGATTTTCTCGATTTTCTCGATGGTTTCGATTTTTTCGATGGTTTCGATTTTTTCGATTTATGCTCTGCTTTACCTACTTTTTTATATGTTTTTTTTGCTGCTTGTAATAGTTCTTTAAGCGACTTCTTTGGATGTGCTTTCTTTACTTGCTTAACATGATCTAACCACGGATTTCCCATATAATATATAATAATATAATAAATTATAATATAATAAATTATAATTTCATTATTGTAATTTTATTATATTATAAAAAATTATTAAATAAATGTTATTATAATAATATAATATGGTTAAAAATACTGGTGGTAATAAATCTAAAAAATTAGCAAGCAAATCTTTTAATACATCCAATAAAAGTACGCGATTTTCTGCTAATATATATGAATTATATGCAATTGTTAATAAAATGATGGGAGGTAATATTTGTGAAGTATTTTGTATGGATGGTATTACTAGAACATGTATTATACGCAGAAAATTTTCGGGTAAAGGACGACGTGATAATTGGTTGTCTAAAGGTAAATGGATATTAGTTGGATTGAGAGAATGGGAAACGGTTAATAAAGAAAAACATAAATGTGATCTTTTAGAAGTATACAATGATACTGATAAAGAAAAACTTATTAAAAGTTCTAAAGATAATTTTGAAGTATTTTTATCAGCAGCAAATACTATTGAAAATGTTGAAAATGATAATATCGAATTTACTAATAATATAAAACAGGATATTTTTGATTCTATTTCTAATTCAGAATCTGGGTCTGAACCTGGGTCTGAACCTGGGTCTGAACCTGGGTCTGAACCTGGGTCTGATTCTGATAATCCTGATTGGCTAGATTATACTAGTACCGAAATAAAATCTTATAATGATAATGATTCAAAAATTAATAAAGAAATTAACTATATTATTAGTCAAACTGATAGTATTAATGTAGATGATATTTAGTAATTTATAATAATTTTACTAATATATAATTTATTCTGTTTCTAAACTATTTATTATAGCTTGTTGCAAGTTATAGTCGTCTTCTATTTCATTATTTACTAACGTATCTATATAATTATTTAACATTTGGTTCTATTGGAGGTTGTTCTATTTGTTCCCTCATATTTTCTATTATTGTACTATTTCTTCTTCTATGTCTGATATTTCTTGTCCAATTATTATTATTATTATTATTATTATTATTATTATTATTATTATTATTATTTTTATTTATTTTTGGTG